TATTGCTGGAATTGACCAGGAAAATACCGATGTACTTCTTTATCAATTAAACTCTCAAGCACCAGCCAACTCATTTGAATATAAGGCAGGAGATTCTCAATGGACAATTGTTGCAATTAAATTTCCTCCAGCCCCATCATCATCTAGTTTTAAAGATTCATATTTTCAAATTAATTCTGCTAGTATATGTACAATTACTTTAGGACATTTTGCATATTATGCTAATAATAATAACGAGGCAAAACAATACTTCCAGTATAATTATTGGGATGATATAAACAATGCACAATGGTATCAATATCAATATACAAATAATCAGACTTGGCAAGACGTGTATTATTCTATACTAAATGCAAAATCAATCGATAATATTCAAACATTATTTAACACATTTGCTGGAAATGATGTCATTAATCAAACAACTATAGTTTATGAGGAAAGCGATTTTGGACTGCTTAACATAGCAATAAACCCAGAATTTAGAATATATGTTGATATTAGTAAAAAATCAATATCGCAAATTCCTGTATAATGTGGTATACTAGTGGTTATGGATATAGATGTTAATAAAGATATTGGTCAAGTCATGCCCAACCAAATTGGCAAAACAAAGATTTCTGTCATAGAAGAACCATTTTCAGACTATGGTATTTATGTTTGGCAGTTGCGTTCTGGAAAAGTTTTGACAGATGACCATGGAAATGCCTTGAGCATTGACTCTATGCGTGGTGATGAATCAAGAATTACCCTTCTCCGTAATGAAGCCAGATGGCTAGGTTTTCCAGATGGTCAGGCTTTGTTCTATGCCAATGTTCGCAAGGTATCTGACGAAGAATATAGTGAACAGATTGACCGTATGGCACAAGGATATATTCCTTCTGAGACAGACCTTGGTGCTTTGGTAGATGCCAAGAAAACATTAGACCTATATGGGCGTGATGATTAATGAGTTATTATGAATATGCCAATACCCCTGCTCGTCTAGATGAAGCACAAGTAAATAAAAATGAATTTGAAGGCTATGACCCATTTATAAAGTCATGGGATGAAATTAAGTCTTATGCTGGTATGCAAACTAACTTTAAACGTAGAAGTACAAGAATGGTAAAGGCTCTTGGAGATGATGCATATCTAGAATCTGCTGGTGCAATTCAAAGCGGTATTAACGGAGCACAATCAAATGCTATTAATCCTGGTGTTGTTTTTAGAAATGCCTACGGTCTTTTTGATGTAATTACTCCACCATATAATCTTTATGAACTAGCAAGTTATTATGATACATCTTTTGCTAATCACGCTGCTATTGATGCTAAGGTAGAAAACACTGTTGGTCTTGGCTATGATTTTGTTGTATCAGATAAGACTGGACTAAAATTAGAGGCAGCGACAGCAGACCAGATGGCTCGTGCTCGTAAGCGTATTGAAAGACTTAAGATTCAACTTCGTGACTGGCTAGAAAGCCTAAATCAGGATGAGTCATTCTCATCTGTTCTTGAAAAGGTATTCACAGATGTTCACACAATGGGTAATGGATACATTGAAATTGGTAGAACAGTAACTGGAGAAATTGGATATATTGGTCATATCCCTGCTGCCACTATGCGTGTCCGCAGACTTCGTGATGGCTATGTTCAAATTATTGCAAACAAGGTTGTTTATTTCCGTAATTTTGGGGCAAAGAATGTAAACTATATTACCGATGACCCTAGACCAAATGAGATTATTCATATCAAGGAATACTCTCCACTAAATACTTTTTATGGTGTGCCAGATGTTATGGCTGCTATGGGTGCTCTTTTGGGAGATGCCCTTGCAACACAATATAACATTGACTACTTCAATAACAAGGCTGTTCCTCGTTATATTGTTACTCTAAAAGGTGCACAACTTACACAGGAAGCAGAAGATAAACTATTCCGTTTCCTACAAACTGGTCTAAAAGGACAGTCACATAGAACACTTTATATTCCACTTCCAGGAGATTCAGATACCAATAAGGTAGAGTTTAAAATGGAGCCTATTGAGGCTGGAGTTCAAGAAGGTTCATTTACAAAATACCGTGAACAGAACCGTGACGATATTCTAGTTGCTCATCAGGTTCCTCTATCAAAATTGGGTGGTAGCAGTTCATCAACACTTGCTGATTCACTAGCACAAGACCGTACATTCAAAGAACAGGTTGCTAGACCTGCACAGCGTAATCTTGAAAAGATTCTCAATAAGATTATTCGTGAAAAAACAGATATTCTAGAATTTAAGTTTAATGAACTTACTCTTACTGACGAATTGGCTCAATCACAGATTCTTACTAACTATGTTAAGAACCAGATTATGGTTCCTAATGAGGCTCGTGAACTTCTTAACTTGCCAGAACGTGAAGAAAGTGATTCAATGATTCAACCAACTGCTCGCCAAGCAACAGATGCTGCTGCAAATAATGCAGGTAATAGAGAACGTGATGCACAACGCCAACAAGCACAAGCAGATAATAATGCAACTACCGCAGGTAGAAATCCTAAAGGCGAAGGGAGACGCTCTTCTTAAAAAAGTGGTATAATAACATTTACATAACACTTTTATAAAAAGGGGCTATAATTAGTAGTATGAGTATTCAGAAGGCACATTTTGACATTGACGGAAATAATGTCCGTATCTCCATGCCTCTTACCAAAGTAGATGCAGAACGTAGAATCGTATCTGGATTTGCTACGCTTGATAACATTGACAAGCAGAATGATATTGTTACCCCAGAAGCATCAGTAAATGCTTTCTCTAAATTCCGTGGTAACATTCGAGAAATGCACCAACCAAAAGCAGTAGGTAAAATGGTAGCATTTAAAGAAGATAAGTATTTTGACCCAGAAGCAAAGAAGTTTTATCAGGGTATTTACGTTTCGGCATATATTTCTAAGGGTGCACAAGATGCATGGGAAAAGGTTATTGATGGAACTTACACAGGTTTCTCAATTGGTGGCAAGATGAATAAGTGGGATGATGCATATGATGAGAAAATGGATGCTGCTATCCGTATTATCAAAGATTACGATTTGGTTGAACTTTCATTAGTTGATAGTCCAGCAAATCAGTTTGCTAATATACTTTCTGTTGAGAAAGTAGATGGTGTTGATACTATTACTGGCGAGGGTACCGAAACAGTTTTAGAGAATGTATTCTGGGACAAAGAATCTGGATTAGTAATAATCTCAGAAGAAGAAACTGCAGTAAGTCCAACAAATGGAAACACAATGCAGAACATAGGTTTTGTCGAGAAGTCAGATGATGACAAACTCGACATGGTAAAGTTCTTAGTAGATAGTGCTAAAGGCATTAATACTTCTAAGACTATTAAAAAGGAGAATGATAACATGTCAGATGAAATCGTAAATGATGAAATCGTAAATGTCGCTCCAGAGGCAGAAGTTGTAGTTGACGCTCCTGCTACAGAAGAAGTTGTTGAAGAGGCTCCAGTAGCCGAGCCAGCACATGTAGAAGAAGTTGTAGAAGACGTTGTTCCAGGTTCAGAGGAAGTAATTGCTAAGGCAGTTAATGAACTAGGTACAACTGTTACAACAGCCTTTAGCGATATCTCAGCAATTATCAAGTCACTAGCAGATGCAAATGCATCGCTAGTTAATGAACTTGCTGAATTAAAGAAGTCAGTTGGATTTGTAACCGCACAGGTTGCAGATGCAGAAACAGGCTTTGACAATCTTGGAAAGCGTATCGATGCTGTAGAAGCAGATACCGCTTTCCGTAAGTCTGGTGACCTCGGTGAGGTCATTCAGGAACCAGTACTGGTGGAAAAATCAGTATGGGGCGGAAGTTTCCTCACAACATCCGATTTACTAAAATAAATTCACTAGGAGGTGAAAAATAAAATGTCAGAAGAAATTATCAAAAATATGCCTTCAACCGCTAGTCCAGTTTCTGGATATCCTAACGCTGAAGGTGCTTTCGGAGCAACAGGTCAGCCTACAAGCGGAACTGGTGCTTTTTCAGAACACGGTACATACCTAAGTAACAGCCCAACCGCTAACTTTGGTGTCACTACTGGTGCAAATGGTGTAAACCCATCTGCTACTGCAAGTCCGACTTACCCAGGTACTGGTATCCTACGCCCTGAACAGGCAAAACGATTTATCGATTATGTTTGGGACGCAACCACACTTGCACAGGACGGTCGCAGAGTAACAATGAGAGCAAACACAATGGAGTTGGAGAAGATTAACGTGGGAGACCGTGTTATTCGTGCTGCAAGCCAGGGTGTTTCAACTTACACCAACACAGGTGCTACTTTCTCTAAGGTAGAACTAACAACCAAGAAGATTCGTCTAGATTGGGAAGTCTCTTCAGAGTCACTCGAAGATAACATCGAGGGTGCTGCTCTAGAGGACCACCTAGTTCGTCTTATGACTAATGCTTTCGGTAACGACATCGAGGACCTTGCTATTAACGGTGATGGTTCAACAGGCTCGTTCCTAAGCATTATGAACGGATTCATTAACTTGGAGAAGACCAATCCAAACATTGGTTCTGGTTCAAACCTTGGAAGTGCACACGAAGTTATCAACTCAACTCTAGTTGGGTCTAACGTAGCGTTCACAGACTGGACAACAGAAAGACTACAAGCACTTATCTTGGCTATGCCTCGCAGATACCGTGCCATCACTAATGGACTAAAGTTCTATGCTGGTACAGACACATTTGCTAACATCGTTAAGAACAATGCTACTGTCTACTCAACCATCGGTTCTACCGAAGGTACTCGTGGAGAGTTCATTGGTGGTGCAAACCAGACTTTCGGTGGTGCACGTCAGACTCGTGTTCTAGGTGTTCCTGTTCTTGAAGTTCCTTACTACCCTGCTGGATTTGTTGACCTAACATTCCCACAGAACCGTATTTGGGGCTTCCAGAGAGATATCACTGTAAACCGTTTCTACGTTCCTAAGAAGGACACAATTGAGTACACTGTATTCGTTCGTTTCGGAATTGCCTGGGAAGAACTAGACGCAGTTGCTTATGCAGACACAACAACAGACTAATCTGTTTTAGTGTTACCCTTTGAATGGGGGTAGGGATTAATTTCTCTACCCCCTTTCTATATTTATCTGGTATAATTAAAATAAATCTAAGGAGGATTTATCATGGCTGAAAACAAAGAGACCGAATCAACCCCTGTAATAGAAAACGTAACTGTAGAAACAGTTGCAGAGCCAGTTGCAGAAGTAGTTGAAGATAAGGTTATCGTAACACCAGAACCAACAAAAGACGTTCCTACATTGGGATTCGATGCAGATGGCGTAATGGGTTCAACAACTACTAAGGCTAATAAGCCGAAGGTAGAAAAGGCACTAACAACAGAAGAGGTTGCACCATCAAAGGTTGCACTATTCTCAACAAGAAATGTATATGCAGATGGATTTGGAAAGATTAATGTTGGCTACAACATTGTTCCAAAGAAGTATTCAGATTTCTGGTTGGCACAGCGTGGCATTCGTCTAGCAACACCTGACGAAGTAGCGGAGGCATTTGCCTAAATGGAAATATTGAGGGTACCACCATATCCAATCACAACTAAATGGGATGTAACTAGTGCTAATGCACCATACATTTTTGAAGTTGAAGATATGGTGGACCACTCAATTGAAAGAACTAGTTTAACATCCAATTCTAATAAACAGGTCACATATGTTATTCCAAGAGCAAAAGCACAGTTTGACCGTGACTTTGCTGTTAAGATTTATGAAACAGATATCTATGGAGAAATTATTGTAGAAGATAATTTAACAATCTATAGACCTTATGTAAACCCAAATGATTTAGCAACTACTGCATCGGATATTTTAGATTATAAAAAATATGAAATAACTGCTCGTTCTATTATTGATACTTTTCTTATGGAAGGTTCTGGAACTGGTGGGGCATTTTATAATCACAAATTGGTTATTCAAAGAACAGGTGAGGGAAATGATTATTTTCCTGTATGGCACCCAGTTAACAGAGTTTTAAAAGTTTATGAAAATAACGTTCTTGTATATGATGCAGAAAATGCCCCTATTGCTGTTTCTATTCAAAATGTAATTGTTTCTGGAACAACACTAACACTTAGTACTAATATTACACATGGATTTCAAACTGGTCAAATTGTCACTATTTCTGGTGTTACCCCAACTAAATTTAATGGAACATTTTATGTGACTGGAACCCCAACGACAACTACCTTTACAGTTGATAACACAAATATTGCAGCAACCAATAATGAAGCAATTACTACTCGTGGTGGAGTTGAATCAGTTTGGGCATATCAATACAAACCATCTTTAGATAACTCAGCAATTATGCGTATGGAATTTGGAGAGTATGACCGTATGGAATCAACTCCTCCTATGCTACCAGCAGGTGTTGGAGATATTGGTTTTTATGGATTCTATCCAATTGCTTTTCCAAGAGGGTATGACTATATATTTATTGTTGATGCTGGATATAAGGCTGTTCCACCTGATGTTGAAATTGCTATCAAACTTCTAATTGAAGATATTAAGTGTGGAAACAATGATTACTATAATAGATTTGTAACTGAGTATAGTACAGACCAGTTCGATATTAAATTTGACCCACAATTCTTGGAGGGTACTGGCAATATGATTGTAGATAAAATCCTAAATAACTATAAGGGTAATCTAATCAAGCCAGGATTGCTATAATGGCTACTTGTGAAAAAACAGACTTATTTTATCCATTACTAATGGATATTTATTACCCTGTTGTTGAACAAAGTCCATATGGTAATTTAAAAAGACAATGGGTTTTGGATAGAACCGTTGCTTGTTTTTTCAATCCAGCAGGTAGAAAATTTAAAGAAGATGTTGTCATTAATACAAATATTACAATAGATAATGCAATTGTTGGAAGAGTTAGAAATGACCTGACAGAATCTAATGGCAATGAGTTATACTCAATAACTAATATTATAATTACAAATATTAGAGATAAACAAGGAAATATTATTTATAATGAATCTTCTGGACCAAGAAAAGGACAGGCAACAATATTTGAAGTATCAACATCAAACCCAGTAGTTGGTCCATTTGGAAAAACAGATTATTATAAATTAGTAATTAATCGTTCTGACAATCAGGCGGTTGACCTATGATTTCAGTAATTTTTGATGACAAAGTTTTTACAAAAGAAATGCTGAATATAGTAGGATATTCTGAAGGATTTTTAGAAGGAGTCTACAAAGGAAAAGAAGTTTTTGTAAATGAGATAGCAAAAGATGCTATTGAGATATTTAAAAATTTTGTTGACCAAAATGCAAGGGCAGATGAACAAATGTATCATCACATATATGAATGGTATCAAACTGGTTCTCCAGAAGCAAGATTATTTGACATTGAGTATGTTGCTAATAACGGTGGTTTGACATTTAATGGAATTTTGAGTCAGTCAAAAACAGTGCAAAATGGTTCTTATGTTCCTTTTTACAAAAAGGCTGAAATTATGGAATCTGGAAAACCAATGTTAATTAAACCAATAAAAGCAAAAGTTCTTGCTTTTGAAGATAAGGGAGAAGAAGTATTTACTCCAAATGAAGTTTTAGTAGAACACCCTGGAGGAACAAAAGTTATTGGAGCCTTCGAACATATTTTTGATTTATTTTTTAAGCAATATTTTACTCAATCAGTTTTAGAATCAACAGGCATAAAAGAATATATGCAAAATTCAAAAGTCTTTAAAGAAAATTTAAATATTGCAAAAAATCAAGGTAGGTCAAAAGGACTTGAAATAGGATATAATTGGATTACGAAAGTAGGAGTTCTAAATGTCTAATGTTTCAATTTTAAATACCCCAGTATTATGGATTAACGCATATCTTCAAGACAAACTACAAAATTTAGGTTTTGAGACTGTTCCATTTTTTCCATCAACTCCATCAACAATAAATAACCTTACAGAGTTATTTCCAACAAGTGGAATTATGGCTACCTATGACAGAATGATTCGTATGCGTAGAGTGCCATTCCCACATATTAAATGCGAACAATTACTATATTACTTTTATGCAACTGCTGAAAACTCTATTATTAACATGGTTCAGATTACAGAACAGACATTAAGACTTATGGATAGAGAAGATGAAACAGCAGAAGAACTAAATGACTGGTGTAAGCAAAAAGGTTCTATTGTCGTAGAGGGAGAAACTCTTTATCCTAATTTTAATTTTGTTAATTTTAAGGTATTTCAACTACAAGAAACACGAGATGTAATCAATTTTGCTACTGCTAGAACCTATGCTGGAAACAAAATAATCATATATTATGACTACGTTTTGCTAAATTCTTAAAACCCTGCTATACTTATATAGAGGAAACACAAGCCCATTAATTCATAAATGAAAGATGGTGAAAAAAATATGGCATATTCAAGAGGTAAAAATTCTAACATTATCGTTGGTGCAGCAGCACTATTCGTAACTCCGCTTGGTACTCAGAACTTCTCAAGTACAAACGCTGCTCCAGCATTTGTTCCAGGAAAGTCTTACAAGGACACACTACAGGATGGTTCAGTAGTAACAAACGTTGGATACACAAACAACGGTATTGACATCACATTCAACCCGACATTCGGAGATGTGATGGTTGACCAGTTGCTAGACGTTGCAAAACTTTACAAGTCAAACATGCAGGTTACTCTAAAGACTTCATTCGCTGAAGCAACTTTGGAAAACCTTCTACTGTCACTTGGTCAAAAGGGTTCTGTAACTCCAGGTACATTGGTAACAACAAACGTAGCAACTGTATCAGAGTCATCAACTTATGTAAACACTTATACATTTACTAATACTAACACTGTTATTGGTGGTGTAACATTTACATCAGGAAATACTTACACTACTGTTGCAACTTCATACCCTGGTGGACAAGACCGATACGTTGAACTGCTTTCTGGAGATTTGGGCGACTACCCAATCGAAAGAAGTCTAATCGCAGTTGGTCCAGGTATTGGTGCTACAGGTGCACAACCTGCAGTTCCAGGCTCAGGTGCAACAGACAACGCAGAGCGTGTATACGTTGCATACCGTGCTGTTTCAATCAGTAACGTTACAGTATCAGCAAAGCGTGACGCAGCAACAACATTCGATGTTGAGTTCCGTCTACTTCCAGATGACACAGGTTCATACGGAAAGATTGTTGACCGCACTTACTAAAAATTAAATAATAACTGAATATTGATAGAACTGCCCTGGGGAATACCTGGGGCAGTTTCTTTTGGTATACTTATAGTATGCCTACAAATATATACGACTCAGCAATTATCTATACCTCTGACGGATTAGAGTTAGAGATATCCCCATTAAAAATAAAATACTTAAAAGAATTTATGGATGTTTTCCAGTCTGTAAAAGAATCACAGGACGATGATGAAGCATTACAGCATTTAGTTAAATGTTCTGTTGTTGCAATGAAACAGTATTTACCAACAATAAAAACAATAGAAGATTTTGAAAATAACTTTGACCTAAAGACTCTTTATACTATTTTAGATATTGGTGCAGGGGTAAAGTTAAATCAAGAAAAGGTACAAGAAGAATCATTGCCAAAACAAGCAGAAGATGAATCATCTGATTGGGATACATTAGATTTAGCAAAACTAGAAGCAGAGGTGTTTTTGTTAGGAATTTGGAAAGATTATAATCAATTAGAAACATCATTATCAATGCCAGAATTAATGGCAACGCTTGCTTCAAAAAGAGAGTCTGACTATCAAGAAAAAAAATTCCTTGCTGCCATGCAAGGCGTTGATTTAGAAGAAGGTCAGCAAAAAGAAGACCCTTGGGAAGCAATGAAAGCCAGGGTTGCGGCTAAAGAAAGCGGTATTGGAAATGGTAATCCAAATGATATCACAGCATTGCAGGGAATCACAGCAGCCCAAGCAGGATTTGGAATTGGGTTTGGATTAGATTATGAAGTAATGAATACTTAATTATGCTATAATTATTAAACATAACCTATAGGAGGGTAAAAATGGCAACTAACGTTAATGAGCCAAAAGAAATCGTACTTATTGATGGGACAACTATCGTTGTACGACCACTAAAAATCTCACTTCTTCGTTCTTTTATGAAGAAGTTTGAAAAGATTGCAGATGTAGCAGATGATAATGACAAGTCAATGAATCTACTTATCGAGTGTGTGCAGATTGCGATGCAGCAGTATGCACCAGAACTTGCAGCAGATTCTAAGGCATTGGAAGAAAATATTGACCTACCAACAGTTTACAAGATTGTTGAAGAAGCATCTGGAGTTAGACTAGGCGATACATCACTTATGGGTGGTTTGACTGCCTAAAAAGGAAGTGTAGATGAATGGCTGATATTCAATCCAATATAAAAGTAAATATTGATACCTCTAATGCTTTAGAGCAAATCAAATTACTTCAGAGTCAGATATCAGCCTTTCATACACAAATGGCAAAAGGCGGTGCTGCTGCCGCTGCTCAATCAGCACAATTAAGGCAAAGCCTTGTAAACGGAATTAATGCAACTGGCAAATTCTCTGCCCAGATGACAACCGTAAAAACAAGTACTGAATATTTTACTCAGGCACTTGAAAAGAACAAACTCACAATGGGTGAGTATTTTAGATATGCTGGTGGAGCATCTAAAACATTTGGTAAATTATTTAAATCTGAATTTGAAACAATTTCCAAGGTAGCAAGAGAGCGTGTTAAAGACCTTCAAACCCAATACATCAAAATGGGTCGTGATGCTTCTGGAGCAATGCAAGCAATCAAGGTCAGACCACTTGCTCTTGATATGGAAAACCTTGGAACAAAAACTGCTATCGCTGCTCAAAAACAGCAACTACTAAATCAACTTTTGAAACAAGGTTCTACAAATCTATTGAATTTTGGTAAGAATACTCAATGGGCTGGTCGCCAGTTGATGGTTGGTTTCACAGTACCACTTATGATGTTTGGTTCTGCTGCAATAAAATCATTTAATGATATGGAACGTGCAGTAGTTAAGTTTAAGCGTGTCTACGGAGACATGAATACCATGAGTGCAGATACCGATAAGATGGTTGGTCAAATTGAAAAACTTGCACAAAGTTATACTCAATATGGTATTGCAATTAAAGATACAATGGATATGGCTGCAACTGCAGCAGCAACAGGAAAGATGGGCAATGACCTCTTGGCTCAGGTTTCTTCTGCTACAAAACTTTCGGTTCTTGGTGGGGTAGACCAACAAAAATCACTAGAAACAACTATATCGCTTACAAACGCTTTTGGACTATCTGCAGATGAACTAGCAAAAAAGATTGACTTCCTTAACGCAGTAGAAAACCAAACTGTTCTGTCTATTGATGATTTGACAACTGCTATTCCAAAAGCAGCACCTGTTGTTAAGCAACTTGGTGGTAGCGTAGAAGACCTTGCTTTCTTCCTTACAGCAATGAAAGAAGGTGGAATCAATGCATCCGAAGGTGCTAACGCACTTAAATCTGGTTTAGCATCTATGATTAATCCAACTAATGCTGCAAGTAAAATGCTTGCTGGATTTGGAATTAATCTAAAAGGAATTGTTGAGGGAGATAAGGGAAATCTTAAAAAGACAGTAATTGATTTTGCAACAGCCCTAAATAAACTAGACCCTCTAAATAGAGCAAAAGCAATTGAGCAGTTGTTTGGTAAATTCCAGTTTGCTCGTATATCAACATTATTTAAAAACGTAACAGACCAGGGTAGTCAGGCAGCAAGAACATTAGAGTTGACTAAAGCAAGTGCCGAAGAGTTGGCAATTGTTTCACAACGAGAAATGTCTAAGATAGCAGAATCCCCTACATTTAAATTTGATAAAGCAATGAAAGATTTCCAAGCATCTATGATGCCAATTGGAGAACAGTTCCTAAAAGCAGCAACTCCAATACTTAATTTCTTTAGCGATATTCTTAAAAGATTTGATGGACTTGATGATGGCACAAAAGGTTTTATAACTAATATTACTGGACTTGTTGCTGGTGTTGGTCCAGTAGTTCTTATGGTTGTTGGTCTTGTTGCTAATGGTGTTGCAAACATAGTTAAACTATTTGCTAATTTTAAAGCATTCTTTAATAATCTTGGCAAGGGTAGCAAAGATTTAGCATCATCAACTAAATATATGACTTCGGAACAAATTGAGGCTGCATCTGTTGCCGCTTCCCTTGACCAAGTACATGGAAAACTTACTCAAACATTCACTTCTGAAGCCGAAGCAATTCAAAGACTTGTAGCAGAATATCAAAAGGCTATTACTGCTCAAGAAATATTTAGAGGTACCGCTACTCCTGCTGGACCAATGCCTAGAAGGTATGCTACTGGAGGATTGATTTCTGGACCTGGTTCTGGCACATCAGATTCTATTTTAGCAAAGGTATCTAATGGTGAGGCAATTATTCCTGCATCATCAGTATCACGTTATCCAGGATTAGTTCATCAATTAGTTTCTGGAAATGTTCCTGGATTTAGTGGTGGAACAGAATTTGCACATATTACATCTAGAAACACAATGGGTATTGGTGCATTCTATGAAGGTCTTTTGGAATTAGAAAAACAAGGTTTAGTTAAACTAAGTCAGGCAAGAAAAATCATGTTCAATGATTATATGCAAATGTTTGGCAGAGATGCTCAAATTCATACATATTCTGGTCTTGGCTTTAGTCAATCAAAAGCATTAAACGTTGCAATGAGAAATGGTGGAGCAGTTCCTGCAACAGCATTCTTGTCAGACTTCAAGCAACAAGGATTGGCAAAATGGGAACAAAGCCTAAAGATGTCTGGATTAAAGCAACAAGAAGTAACAGAAGAATTAACTAGATATGACCAAGCACTACAATCTGGTGTTCAAAGAATGATTGACATGAATAGTTCTGCAACTATTACTGATAAAGACTTTGCACTAATTCATCAGGAAGCATTAAAAACCTTACCAGCACAATCTAAGTTGAGAATGGGTCTAGAAGCCGCAGCAAATGGACTATATGAAACAAGAATGAATATTAATGAGGGCATGCTAAGTGCTGCTGGAATTGAAGCAAAACAAGTTCCAAGTGGAGCAGACCCAACAAAAATGTCAACAAAGAAACGTTTTTTTGGTCCATCTGGCAAACAATATAGAACTGGTGGAAATAGATGGTACAGATATCTTCCTGGTGGTTTAGCAGGAAGAGATGTTGCTCCAATAACTGTACAACAGTTAGAACAACAAGGAGTTGTCGATGGAAAATCATATGAAAAAGGTAAAAAGTCAATTACTGATAAACCAGAAAATGATTCATATGTAGAAAGTAGAAATAGAAATAGTCCACATGCTTTATCTGGTCCAGATGGTGAACAAGATGGTATTGCATATGAAGAAGCAAAGAGTGCCGCAGTGGTTCAGGGAGAACTTGCAATTGCTGCAGAAAAAAAGAGAATTGTCGAAGAAGCCAGACTTGGTTTAGAAGTTTCTGATGAAGAGGCTGCTAGAGCATTCAATGAAAGCATGATAGCAATTGAAAGAGAAAATGCTATTGAGCAAGGTACTGCTCATAGAGAAGCCAGGGTAGAACAAGCAAGAATTGAAAATGAAGAAGTCTTGGCAATTCGTCAAGAAGGTGCGGCAGCAGAAACAGCAGTATTAGAAGAACAAGCAGCAGCAGAAATGTCTGCAAGACAAGGTTTTGTAGCAGCAGGAGCCTCTACTCTGGTTCAACCAGTTGCGTCAAATTATGCAACTAGAAGAGAAGCAATTGCAGCAGAGAAAGAATATCAAAGGGCAGTTAACAAATCAAATAAAGAAGAGTCTAAACGAGCAAGAGCAGAAGCAAATCAACGTAAATTTGGCAAGTTCCAAAAGGTAGGTATGGCTGCTATGATGCCAACAATGATGGGGTCTATGGCTGGTGGACAGATTGGTGAAATTTCTCAGCAACTTATGATGCCTATGATGATGCTGTCTATGATTACTGGTCCAGTTACTGGTGTTATTGCAGCACTTGGATTATTTGCTTTTGCAATTTATAAACTTAAAGATGCTTATGACCAACAAATAAAGAAACAAGTAGAACTTACAGAAAAAATGGGTGTAAGTAATAAAGCACTTGAAAACTTTGCATCATACGCTAAAAAGGCAACACCAACACAGATAATGGATATGCGTAGAGAGAATAGGATGTCTCTATTTAATACTGTTGTTGGTAAATCTACTTATGGACAAAATTTTATTAAAAGTGATGAAGGAAAAAAGATGCTTTCATCAATTCAGGAAGGAATTGCAACAAATGGTCAAGCAATGTCTTCTAGTCAACTAACAGCACAATTAGGTGCAGGAGTTGTCGATGGAATATTTACTAAAGAACAAGCCTTAAGTATTGCAGACAACATTGGCAGACAATTACAAAACTATAACCTTTCTATGGATGTGAGTGCAAAACTTAATCAAATGTTTGGTCCAGATGGTACAGATTTATTAAAAAATCCATTATCAATCGATGCTAGACTAAACATTATCTCTACTGGAAAAGAATCAATTAATTTAAGTAGTCAAGGTTTAAGTGGTTTACTACAAGAACAAAGTTATCGTGCACAAAATAATCCAGATGGTGCTCCAAATAGAACTGCTGTAAGTTTGGGTATGGGAAACCCAGATTTTGTAAATAATTATTCACAACTTACACAGTTATATACAAATCAATTTCAAAATATTCAGCAACAAATGGATGGTCTGCAAATTGCATATGAAGATGCTGTAAATACTGCCATACAAAATAATGATATGACCAAAGTAAAAAGTTTACAAAAAACATATGAAACAAATATGGCAACTTTAGCATCTGCTAATAGTCAAACATATACAGACCTAGTTAGTTTATATAATTCTGCTGGTGGATATCAGATAACTATGGAGTCTGCACAAAGAGAAGCAATTACAAATGCTTATAAAGGAACTGCAAGTGAACCACTAGCAAATTCAGTGTCAACTGCAATTGATAATGCAGGAATGTCAATGGTTAATAAACTTTTGCTTAGAGAAGGAGTTGCCAATACAACTGTAGACTTAGCACCAACACTACAATATTTACAAAAATTTAAAGACAACGGAGATATTCTTGCTAGATTAGGAATTGTTACTCAAAAATTTGGAGGAGTAGACACTTCAAAAATGGCTTCATTAGCATCCGAAATGGGAATTGGAACAGCAGGACAATTTACAAAAAGTGTATCAACAGCAACAACGCAACAGCAAGCAGACACATTATTGAATGGAATGCTTGATGCTCGTAAGGCTGGAGGTGTTGGTGGTGTAGGTGCTACAACAAATATTGAAAACTTCTTTGGTCGTTCCGAAAACTTAACTAAACTTACAGAATTAGAAGACCGTTTGACAAAACTTAAAGATTATAAAAATATTGATTTGACTGTTGTTGGAAAAGTTTACGGTGCTGAAGAGGTTGCTGCTATTACTAAGGATGCTAAATATTTTAAGTCATTAAATAAAAATAATAAGATTACTTATACTCAAACATTTGACACATATTATAATATGATTGGTTCTCACGAGTTTGACCAAATGTATATTAGTTGGGCTGCTGGAGACGGTAAGAATGAAAAAGACAAGAGTCCAACAGGATACGTTGCATGGCTTGCTAGACAGGCAACAGAACTTCAAAAGCAACAAGATGCACTTAATGGCGGAGGAAATGAAGATAATACTGGAACAATTCAAGCATCATTCCTTGACGACATTGTTAAGGGTATTCGTGACACATTAAATTGGCAACAAAAACTTACACTTGGTTGGAAAGAATCTAAAAAAGCAATTCAAGATTATTTTAAATCAGGCAAAACTGGTTTTACTGGTTTAATGGAAAAACTTACTGGTCAAAAAGTTCAAGACACATTGATGCAGCAAATGCTTGGTTTGAGCAAAGAAGATTATGAAGCACACAAATCAGAACTTATTGACCAATATGGAAAATTAACAAAATTTGGACAACAGGTTCAAAGAGCAAATCAACTAGTAAATATTGGAACCTATATTGCTAATCAACAAGCATTAACTGCAGAATCTGATAGAACTATTACATCATTCAAAAAACTTAAACAGGCTGGAATTGATACAGCATTAGCAATTGACCTTATGAAAGATAAAGATTTTGCTTTGGCTGTAGCAGGTGCAAAGGTATCAGAAATTAATGCAATTGTGACAAATACACTCAAGGCTCGTAAGGCTGCATATGATGCTTTGTCAGATTCAGAAAAAGACCAAAAGGGTATTTCATTATGGCAAGCAGGTTTAGATGTAATTTCTGATAAAGAGCAAGCAATTAACAAATCGTATGACGATAGAATTAAAGCATTAGATACTATTTCTACTTTGAACCAAGAAATTACTGCTGCACAACAAGACCAAATGGATATTGCAGATGCTCTTTCTCGTGGAGATATTTTTGCTGCAGCCAAGGCAGCAAAAACAATGGTTGGAAATGATGCACAAAGAGTTGTTCAAGCAAGTAAGGATATGTTGAATGCTCAAAGAGAGCAAGACATAAACAATATCACTATAAAGATTAACGATAATTTAGAAACAAGAGCAAGCCTAACAGAAAGAATCGCTGATGCTACTTCTCGTATTCATACAGATACTCTTGCTCAATTGAGTGCAGATATGGTTGTTTATCTAACTGGTAAACTTCCTAAAAAATATGCTACAGGTGGACACATTGTTGGTTCGGGTACTGGAACTAGCGATAGTATTCCAGCAATGCTTTCTAACGGAGAATATGTTATTAGAGCAAATGCTGTAAAAAGTATTGGTGTAAACACCCTTGATAAACTAAATCAAGCAGATAAGAATAGATTTGCTACTGGTGGTATGGTTGGATATGCCGCTGGAGGACTATCTAAATATGCTGATGGAGGCTATACTGGTCCACGTCCTGCCCCACAATGGGATGCTAAAGGCAGATGGGTTGTAAGTCATGGAGAAAGTTATTGGTCAACTGCTGAAAATACTCTTCCTGATGGTATGGATATTGGTTCTTGGTGGTCAAAAATTCTTAAGTCTAATATTGACCAAACAACTGGAAAAGAACGTAGACTATATAGAAATTCTAGAATTTGGATTCCAGGTAGTGAAGAACCTTATCCACCTAAAGATGGTATTCCTAGAATATTCCCTAAGAAAAAGAAACCACTATATGTTGGAAGTGGAGAAATTTCTTTGCATGAAAGTCACCTATATGGCGGAAACGTAGGCGGAGGTTTGGTTGGAAACATGACTAAACTTTTTGCCAACGGTGGTATGGTTGGATACAAAAATGGCGGTAAGGCAGATGATACAGCAATGGCTGATAGATGGATGGCTATGGGTAAATTCTTTGCAAACCATAAAGCAACTCCAGTAGCACCAACACCTCCACCTTTAACTTGGTGGGATTCTAATGGAAACATACATTTTGATACTGCAAAACCTAAAAAAACTTATACTAAAAAAGATTTGAAACATGCACCTAGTGCTTGGGGTTGGGGACAAACATCATATAATGCCCTTAGTCATTTAGACGTAAATGATAGTTCTGCACCTTGGAATAAGGGAACTTGGTTAGGATTTAATGACCG